TGTGTTTACTAAAGCTATGGAAGTTAAAAGAGATGTAACCATAGATACATTAGAAACTATGGGTATAGATTGGGATTTATTATACCTTGGAAGAGTACCACAAACATTACCTGAAGAAACTGTAGTGTCAGGTATAGTCAAACCATACTTCTCATATTGCACATATGGGTATGTATTATCTAAATCTGGTATAAAAAAGATAAGAGAGTATAATTTACACAAAGCTATAATACCAGCAGATGAGTTTTTATCTGCTACATACGTCAAACATCCACGTCCCGACGTAAGCTTTAAATACCCTCCCACCATGAATGCATATGCAGTAGACCCACACATAGTATGGCAAAGAGAATTTGCTGTAGTAGGTAGTGATACAGGTCTACCTGACGGAGCTGTGAAATGAACCCAAAATTAAGTGCATATAAGATAGACCCAGAAGCATGGGCTAAAAAGATGATATCTAGAGGAACTAGAGATAAACAATGGGATTTAGTAGTAGAAGAAGTAGGTCCTGAGATTTATAGGTTCCCTTTATTTACTAAAGAATTTTGTGATTTAATAATAGAACACGCTGAAGAATCAGGTAAATGGACTAAAGCAAGACATGCCTTTTATCCTACTACTGATATGTTACTTGAAGATTTACATTTAAAAGAAATGTATGACTATGTTCTTAAAACATATTGTCACCCTATAGCTAGACATATATGGGGACTTGTAGGTACAAATTGGAATAAAGCTACATCAGAAGACTTTATAGCTAAGTATACTGATGAAGACCAGTCAGCTTTGGATATACACCATGACCATGCTGATTATACCTTTACAGTAGGATTGAATACTGACTTTGAGGGTGGAGGAACATGGTTTCCAAGACAGCAGATACTAGCTAATCCTAAAGCAGGTGCGTGTACACTATTCCCTAGTGTGACACATAGACATGGTGGAAGACCAACTACAAAAGGGAAAAGATATATTATTGTCTCTTTTGTTAAAAAGGAGATATAATGAATAGAGAAATAATAGTAATTGATGGATTTTATCATGACCCTGACGCAGTTAGAGAATTTGCTCTAACACAAGAGTTTGGAGTCAAGGGTAATTATCCGGGAATGAGAACAGAAACATTCGTAGAAGACGATGTTAGAGCACATCTAGAAAGAATAATGAATATTAATATAGATGAGATGCACTGGAAAGTAGGAGAATATACAGGTTCTTTTCAGTATGTAACAAAGGATATACCAACATGGGTACATGCAGATACGGCTACAGACTGGTCGTGTTTAGTATATTTACACCCAGACCCTGCACCTAATTCAGGCACATCTTTTTATAAACATAAAGAAACAGGCTCTCGTATCTTTGACGATAATGGAGCAGCTATAGAAGGTGACGGTAGCGATTATGATAAATGGACTAGGGAAGATGTTATATCTAACGTTTATAACAGAGCTATAATATTTAATGGTGATTTATGGCATGCAGCAGATGATTATTTTGGAGAAGATTTGGAATCAGGAAGACTGTTTCAAACATTCTTTTTTAATGAGGAGTAATGATGGAATTAGAAAAAGTAGAAATGTGGGTAGATGGGATAGATGAAAGTCATGTTAATATGGCTGAATTTTATTATTTTGAGAATGCATTTACCGATGAAGAAATAAAAACAATACAAACGGAAGCTATGAAAATCGAACCTGAATCAGGTACGGTAGCTAGCAGTGATAACCCAAATGAGGGTATAAGAAAATCAGAAATAAGGTGGTTATACAACGCACCATGGTTATATAAAAGATTATGGGCTATGGTAGAAGAAGCTAATAGAAACGTATGGAACTTTAATCTATCTCATGGTAGGGATGCTATACAGCATACTATATATAATGAAGGTGGAGGACACTATGACTGGCACATGGATGCAGGACATGGTATGATGAGACATAGAAAAGTTAGTTTGACAGTGCAACTTACAGATACAGATGACTACGAAGGTGGCGAGTTACAACTATGGAGAGGACAAAATCCATTAAACGCACCACGCGGTAAAGGAACTGTAGTAATATTTCCATCTTATATGATGCATAGAGTTACTGAAGTTACCAAAGGTACTAGAGAATCGCTTGTATTATGGGTTGGAGGAGACCATTACCGATGATAATAATTGACGATTTTATAAAGGATGAAAAACTACTTTCTAAAATTCAGAATGATGAAACATTCTGGGAAGAAGGTTATAGATGGTGGAAAGGATGGTGGAATAGTAATTCACCTATGGACACTAGACATGAATTGATAGAAACTATTTGGAGAAGTAATTGTCCACCACAACTACAAGGCACATCTTTAGAAGGCTTTGAACACTGGACAGGTATATTATCCAAAGATAAAGTTATCACTAATGGTGCAGCTATAAATCAAGGCTATGCCTTGAATCATCACTTTGATAAAGATGAAGCACACTGGCACCAGACAGGAGAGGTAGTTAGTCCTAAGATAGGAACTGTATATTACCCTCCTATGGGAGAACCACAATGTGAAGGTGGATATCTAAAGATATACGACACTAAAGAGATGGACTTGACAGCACCATACGAATTGATTGCACCAGTGCCAAATAGATTGGTTATATTCGATGCAGGTCAGTTACATGCTGTTACCGAGATAACAAAGGGTAAGAGATACGCCATAGCTATAAATCTATGGGACCATCAACCAGATATGACTGAGATGGTGGAGTCTCTTTAATGTATTTCAGAAACAAACTATCTGACAACATGGTATCTATTGTGCACGCCAATGGCCCCGCAAAGCAGGAAAAATACTGGGATGATGCAGTTACACTTTACTTCAAAGAAAATCCTTGTCATGGACAGTTAAGTGATGAACTAACTGTTATAACATGGAGTGTACCCGGTGAATCTACGTTGTTAGAGAACTGTATGCAACATATGGGTATAAAAGATAGACTTATAGTTATACCTATGAAGAAACCATTTGATTTCTTAGATAAGATTAGAAAAATGCAGAAGTATTTAAAAACCATACAAACTAAATATGTTATGGCTTTGGATGCTACTGACGTTATGTTGTTAGGTTATGATGCTTGTGATGAAGCATTAGATAAGTTTGTTAAGAAAGAAGCACGTTGTGTGTTTGGTGCAGAGTTAAATCAATGGCCTAATTTAAAAACAGGACAAGGACTAGCAGATTCAAAGGGAGATGTACCTTTAGATATAGGTTCATGGAAGAAAGAATTAGCTAAGGTTAGAGAGACAGAAGAAGTCTATGAGTGGCTAGGTTCTCCTTTTAAACATCTATGTAGTGGGACATGGATAGGTGAAAGAGAGTATATGATAGACTTCTATAAAGACGTAATGAAACTTATACCAGAAGGATGGTGGGATGAGAATCTTTTCGGTGGTGACCAAGGATTTATCACACTTATAGCAGGTAGAAGGTTTCCCGAAGTTGTATTAGATTACAAATCGGAAATATTCCTATCTTTATCAGGAACTACTGAAAAAGAAGTGGAATTAAACCTAGAAGTATAGAAAGCTTTATATAGTAGCTTATACTAAGTATATATAGGACGGCGCGTTGCCGCTCCTATAACGGAGTAAATATGGAAGAAAATGATATGAAAGGATTAATGACTTTTCTTAAGGACGATGAAGTTAAGATAGTCTGGAGAGAAGAGGATAGAACTAAAGTTGGTCGTGGTAAAATAACCAACGACGACGAGAATTTTGTATATCTAACTGGCGACAAAGGCACAGTTATTGTAAACAAAAAAGACATTATTGCAATCAAACAATGAACCTAGTTTTCGGATTGGATAATATTATATGTACACCTGCTAAAGGTATACAGTTCGGTATAGTAGAATATATAAAGGATTGTAAACCTATAGAAGATGTAGTAGAGTTTATGCAGTGGGCTGATAAAGAACACCACATAACCATATGGTGTGAGAGACCTAATGATTTAGCAGTTAAATTTGCTACTGAACAATGGTTAGAATTACATCAAATACCATATAATAGATTAATATTTGACAGACCAAGTGATTATATAAATATAGATGAGACACCATCTCATGCAAAGTTTTATAAACACATAGGTGATTTAAGTATTGTAGCACAAATGTACGAGGAATGGAAAAATGACAAAGTTGAGAGAGAAAAAGATAAACACTAGAAGTGGAAATATGGTAGATAATACCATGAGAGAAGCGGAAACACTAGGGTCTGTAGGCCCTATAGTAAAGGTAACTTGGTATGATGCAGCTAGCACATTCAAAACCTACCGCATAAATGCAGAAGACCCAAAAGAACATCTCACTATATGTGAGACAGTAGGAGAAATGGTAGCACAAGATGAGCATGCTACTGTATTAGTAATGCACGGCTCACAATGTGATGGTGCAGATATATTCGCTATACCTACAGATTGGTGTCAACGAGTGGAGATATTAAAAGAATGTATTACAGAGAATTCGGAATCCCAGCCAGAATAGCTAGATGTTATTCAGCTGAAGATATAGAGAAGCTGATGGAAGAGTATAACGGTAAGAAAAGCTGTTATACTAGTGTTTACGTATTTGATGATATGCAAGACGTAGATGGTAAGCCTAACTATGATTCTGCAATTCTAAACGGTATATGGTTTGATTTTGACCACGACAAGGATGTGAGTAAATGTTTAAAAGATTTAAGAAAGTTTTTAAGGCGGTATTGCAAACCGAACAAAATTACCCCAAGGATATATCTTACAGGGGGGAAGGGCTTTCAAATGAACATAGACTTCTACTCCCCGTTGGACTTATCGGACGACCAGAAGCGACAAGCTTTACGAGAGTATTTGACGCATCTGAAGACAAAGTATAAATTAAGTACGCTTGACCAAGCTTGCATTAATAATAGTGTAGCTTGCTTAAGAAGGATTCCCAACACTCAATATATTAGTAAATTGACTGGGGAACCTACAGGCGTTTGGTGTGTACCCTTAACAGTAGAGGAGGTTATGACTATGGATATAGAGGAATTGTATGGACTAGCAATGGAACCCAGAGATAGACTCGACATAGTTAAATCAAAACGGGCACAAAGAGATATGGTAGATTTCCTTTGTGATGAGGCTGATATAAAACACACTGTTTCTAATAGTATAGATTATCTATTAGATAAGCTTAGTGGGAAAGATAAATTTGTAATAAGAACTTTCTCAGGCTCTATTAAGGATAGGCCCTATTTAGCACCTAGAGAGTGTATTATTAAGCTTATAGAGCATAATATAGTAGA